ATCATCAAAAATAGGCTTAATTTCACTGTTGAATTGCCCCTTCATCTGCAATGTTCTTCCATCTAAGGCAATAGCGGCGATTTGTGTTGGTTGAGTACGATGTGGATTGCGTGATCCTGTTTCAAAGTCGAACACGACAAAATCTCTTGTAGCCATATTGTTTATCCTATCTTTCTATCCGAATGTGTTAATGTTTTATATATATTTGATTTTTTATTTTGTAATACAATAGCTTCGCAAAAATCTAAAAATTCCTTCTCATTCATATTTCCTTTCATGATATTAACCCTTTTATGTACCCATTGTACATTACCTTCTATATAAGGTAATGATGGATCAATTCTATCTAAAGATGCATTAGCCTGTCCCATCCTATGCTCTAAATTATTTCTTGAGAAAAACAATGGTATTCCCGTGTATTTGCATTTCCTATTTTGATTTAAGAATAGATCCCATATATATTCATTACTGACACTATACTCTATTTTCCTTTTTCTTGCTCCAGCTTTGATAGAAGCTAAGAAAGCTCCCTGCATTTCTTCATGACCAGTATACCTAGGATTTTCTGCTCCGCTAAGATAACATTTCTTTGTGCGAAATTTTACACCATTTGACTTCAAGATTTTTTGGATTTTTTTAGGGTATGAATTCAATTCTATTGCTATGGCTCTGGGACTTTTCCCATTATTGTATTCACTTATGATATACTGATGATCTAAATCTTGAGCAAATTTTTTATCTGGTAAAAATCTACCTTTATTATTTCTCTTTAATGACATTGTTATCTCCTTGTATAAGAACTACTGGTTTCGATATCTTATACACGAAATGATTTTGAGAATGGCTAATATCAATCTTTGTCACCTATCAAACTTGATATATACATAATTTTATCCAGCAAATTAATTCCTAGAACATCAAACTTTACATGGCCTAATGCTTCTAAGTCTGCCATTTCAAGTCCAGCAACTTTTTCTGACGAGCCTTTTTGTTTTACCATCGGGCATACTCTTTGTAGTGGTTCTGCTGAAATTACCACACCGGCAGCATGTTTTCCTTGAGTCTTGAATGTTCCTTCTATCTGAATAGCTTGTTCAAAATACTCAGCATATTCTCCCTCAAGCTTGCCATGTTCTGATATTCTACAGAAATCTCTTAGATCCTCAGAGTTATTGATTAATGCCCACTTAATAATAGATCGATCTTCATCATCCATTTCTGCTAATTGATCTGAGATTCTTGCTTCATCTGGTATGCAATTACTTATAGCATTCATTTCAGAGAATGAGCAAGCTTCATTAACACGTAATACTTCCTTAATGGCACTTTTACCTTGAAGTCTTCCGAATGTTAACATTTGGCTGACCCGACTGCTACCATACTTATCTTTTAGATATGCAATAATGTCATCACGCTTAGTACCCGGAACATCTATATCAATATCCGGTAGAGATATATGATCAGCACTATTTCGTCCAGCATTATAAAATCGTGCAAATAGAAGGTCGAACTCTATTGGGTCAATCTTTGTTATACCAATTAAATATGAGATTAAACAACCTGCGGCAGATCCTCTACCGGGACCAGATAGCCAACCCATATCATTAACGTGCTTGATAATATCACGAACAATAAGAAAATATCCGAATAGATTAGCATCTTTAATAACATCAAATTCTTCCTTGAATCTACTCAAATACTTCTGCTTGTCTTCTTCGTTTGATACCTTATTTTGATCTATTAATATTTTCTTCCAGCCAATACGACATAGTTCCTTGAGATAATCTTCTTCTGATGCCCCTTTTGGACATTCAAATTTAGGTAGCATTGGCTTGCTAAGAATATCATAGTCTTCGCACTGGTCATAAATCTCTTTTAGTTTAGATGAATCTAAACCCTTAGATTCGTCCTTGTCTTTAATATAAAAAGAGTCTTGCATAAAATATACTAATTTATCCATATGCTCTTCTGGATATTTTGAGTCTATATTTATTCCTCCGCGATTGTCTGGTCTAATACACTTCTTTATTTTAGGTAGTGTAGTCTTCATATCAGAACATAATAGTATTCTGTGAAGTTTGGCATCTTCTCTATTAGTGTAATAACTAATAGGCATTGATTGGGTAGGAGCATTATAGACACTGATCAAATTTTTACTAACATTTGTATTGTCATATTGCTCTGGCAACTTACCATTTTCATCCAGTGATGAAACCATTTCAATTAACTCGTACCACCCATCTTTATTCTTGGCAAAAAGTATAGCAAAATCAAATGAGCATCCAATGATGGGCTTTATACCCTGCTTTTTGCAGGCTTTATAAAAGGCAACTGCACCAGATAATGTCTTGTAATCACAAATGCCACATGCTGGATATCCATTATCCTTGCACTTTTTGGCCAATTCTTCTGGCTTAGAATAACCTTTAAGCAAACTATAATGGGTATAATTCTTCAACGGGAACCAATTCATATATGTCCTTATTCAAAGTTACCTAGCAACACAAACTATTATACCCGCTAGCGGGCAATTTTTCAATTATCGACTATATCATTGTTTTTCCAAATTCTATATAATATACCTTTACTTTTATTTATTGATAGACCAGATTTTTTTGAATATTCACAAATAATGTCTTGTTTTTTTCTTTTAGTTTTGTTTGGAATAGAATTAAATATTTCTAATTGTTTCTTTTTAGTTAAACCTATATACTCTGGTTTATATAATCTTATCCAATCTTTAAATTTAGATCTAGATACACCATGTTTATTTGCAAAACTTTGTTGTGATTCTAAGGGATTTTTTGCCCATAATTCTATTAAATCTATTATCTCATTATATGGTTTGGTTAAATTTCTGTCTCTATTAGCTAACTTAATGTTTATATCTTTATTAATTTTTTTAAGAGCTTTTGATATTTTACGTTTTGTCTCTTCAGTTTTGGATGCGTGACATATAGAAAGATCGTCGCTAGACGATAATATATTTGTTAATATCCCGCCATCATTTTTTTTACCAAACCATCTGATTAAAAATTCTTCTCTTTCTTTTGCTTCTTTTATATTGTCAGTTGACCATAATATCTTTAATTCAAAATCATATTTAGCTATTATATTTAATTTATACGGATTTGATTTTTCTCTTTTATGATTTTTAAATCTATGGTATAAATTTTTATTACTACTTGATATACCTACATAAAACAAATTTTCATCTATAGTATTTGTGCAATAAGTTGTATTTTTTTTGTATAATCCATAAATATAGTTCATAATGGTGATCCTCCATTACATTATACACAAAAATAAAGGATCACCAAAAATAACTTATATTAATCCTGTACTGGTGTAGACGCTCTCCACTGTAAACAGCTCCAATATTTTGCTTTCCATTTTGGGCCAGGATTTTTGTCACATCCGTGCCTAGCCCTAAAACTTTTACGCCTATCTGGATCATCTCTCTTAATTTTCATATCTGGACTACCAAACCTTACTATAACAACATTTCCACTCTCATTTTTGACGTATACTGCAAACTTTTTAGGACCATTAGAAGTTCTAAATGGTTTATTAAGAGTAACTTTTCTTCCTTGGTACTCGCTGGCTTCTCCCATATACATTAGAGTTCTTCCATCTTTCTCATAATAACCTTTTCGTCTATAATTATAGATTTCTCCGGTCTTTGGATCTTGATATTCATAAGCACCCTCTTCAGTTTCCATTTCTGGCTCTTCTGTTTCAACTTCTGAAGGCTCTTCTACTTCATCTTCTTCATCTGTATATTCGTCTTCATACTTACCGGGTTCATAATACTTAACAAAGTCATATACATTTTGCACATAAATTTCTGCCTTTGAAATCATGTCCTTAGTCCAATCTTGGAATTCTACTGATAATTGCATAACCTTTAATTTTGTGACTATTTCCATAAGCTGGTCGTGCATTTTTTGTATTTGCTCAAGGGCCATTTCATCACCGCCATCAGATTGAGCCTTTTTCCAAGCTTCTGGATCTGGACGATCTTTATCGCCCCTTTTTGCTGGCTTATAGTTTTTACCTTCACGTTCTTTTTTCTTGCGTATATTTTCCCATAATCCGGGTTTTTCTGCTGCAATATCATACTCTTCTACTTCTTCGCCAAAGTCTTCATATTCTGCTTGAGTTGGGATATAAAAATTTTCTTCTGTGATTTCTTCTTCGTATCCGTAATTTTCCATTTGCAATTTAAAATCAGCCGCTTCTACGCATCCACAATCTGCTGTGGCTTGACTAATGCAAATTGCCACTCTTTGAGAATTATCTGGATATTCTTTTTTCATAGTATCGCTACTCATGCATCGTGCTACAAATTTATTCTTATCTTCATCTTTATTTCTTTTAGGAAGTGGCATAATTGTCTCCAAGTATTAGTTTTTTAGCGTCGTTAAAAATGTTATCTAAGCTTTCTCTAGGTATTCTATTTCTAAAATAATTATATGCACCCAATACCATTATATCATTTGGATCTTTAGTTATTTCTAACCATCCAATGAAATAATTCCAAATCCTGTCCTCTAAGACTAGTCTATATTTAACACCTTCTGGTCTACCAAACCTATGTAACCATCCTAGTTGTGGTAAGCATATTGCCCGTCCACCATTTCTTCTAAATTTTTCGTGTATATATCCCTCTTCTCCACCAAACCCCTTAAAGTGCTTATTAAAACCTAGCCAATTTTTTGTTTCGCATGAAAAAAGGCCAAGTCCCATCATTGGTATATCAAAGGGTTCTCCCTTTTCGTAAGCTTCTGTATTTGTCCCCCATGTTCCAAACATATCCCCACGCCAAGCAGGATCAAATTGAGTTGAATAACTAACTTGATCATCATATATCATTGGTCCTTGTATTATATCTTTACAGTCTGGATTACTTTCATAATATTTTAATAGTGATTCTATTGCACCGGGCTTGATTAAAACGTGGCAGTCAATAGATATTGTATATTTACCAGATGAGTTAGAAAATATTTCATTTCTTACCGCTGTGCTGGCCTTTTCCTCGTATGGTATATACTTTACATAATTTCTTAGCCATCCAGATACATCCTTTACAGCCTGACCGTGTTTTCCAGTTGGATTATTGTCTATAATTATTATCTCATAGTCAATATTTTTTAGTATCTCTTGGTACATTACTAACGATTGAGTGGTAAAATACACT